TTTTTTATTATAAGACTCAAGTTTTAACTCAAGTATCCCATAAGTTGTTTAAGAAAGTTAAGCAACCAGTTTTGCAAGTGGGTAGCTCAAAAATTCGCCTTTTTGATTGTCAAAATCGTAAGTTGGCGTATGATTTGGTCAAAGAATTTGTAGCTGAGGGTCTGGATACTGTCACTGATGTGTTGGCAGGTTTCAGGATATTAATGCGCATCTTGCCCGTAGCGGGGCGTGCTGCGCATGGTATGAATAATATACGTAAGTTTATTTTTCCCTTGATACAACTTGTTCGATCAGCTTATAATCTTTCTAGCGATTTTTCAGTATCAAATATTATCTCTATAGTTTTAGATTTTTTGTCTTTATATGAATGTTTTAATTTAACTTTTGAAGCTGAAAGCTTAGATGCTTTGGTTTTAGCGGGTGTTTCTTATTTGTTGCCTGCGGAATTTTTCTCTTTTTTAAAGCGATTGACTTTGGTTTCTAATGTTAAAATTGGAGACGACGTTAATCTTTTTTATCAATTAATTTCTCATTTATTTGATTTTATTTTCTCAATTTTGGATAAAGTGAAGGCCCCAGAATGTTTTAAGACTGGTTTGGTCTCTCTTTTAAATTTTTTAAAAATTTCTAGTTCTCATTTAATTTTATATGAAATTAACACTTTATGTGAAGCTTGGAGCGCAAATAAAAAGATCATTTTAGAGTATACTTTTAAAGAAAAGGTGAAAACTCTTCAGATTAAGTATGCTAAAGATATGTCAATCCCAGATTGGGGCAAAAAGTCCCAAACTATTGCCAATATTATAAGTAAATGGGATAGGTTAGTCAAAATAGTTATAAATTCTGACAAGGTGAATAGAGTAGAACCGAATTGTTTTATTTTAGAAGGACCTCCTGGTTGTAGGAAGTCTGTCTTGTCAAATTTACTCTGTCAAGCTCTTGGTGAGAGAGTTTATGCTCATATAGTCAAAGCCGTTACAGACGGCAAAGATTGGTATGATAATTATAATGATGAACCTATCTTCTTTATGGATGATGTTGGAGCGCAAGGATTGTCTCAGTGGAGAACCATAATAAATATGGTTTCTTGTGTTAAAATGCCCTTAGATTGCGCTCAAGCTGAGCTTAAAGATACTAAATATTTTTCTAGTACTAATATAATTTTGACCACAAATAAATTTATGACGTTGTGTGACGTAACTAAGCAAGATTGTATAAGTGATGTAACTGCT